AACGGAAATCGGGCCGGTCTGGATGCCGTGCAATGCAGCTTCCCCAAGGTGACAAATGTAGATCGAAGTGGTAACAGCAGAGCCACCACCGCTTGCGACTTCATTGTAACCGAGTGGGGCAGTTGCCATGCCAAGAGTATCTACCGCAAGCATAGGAATGCTATTGTAGGTCATCACGTCCCGTCCGAATTCGTCCAGAGTGTAATTGATATTACCAGCAACAGCAGCAGTCCGAGCGGCGGTCTTCATTAAGCGCAGGATTGCCTTGGTTGTAAACATCACGTCGGGCTGAATACACTGATCGATAGCCTGATCCAACTTGGTAAGCGACAAGACGTTTCCGCCTGAAGTTGCGCCAGCAGGAACAAGCTGATCACCGATAACTCGGCTTTGCAGTCCCCAAAACTCATTAGAATCAGTTTCTGGATCGCCTTTGAAGAACTTAACAGTCCAAGTCTGAGCAAGGGCTTTGATCTTCATCGCCCTTTCAATGCCTTTTCTGGCTACGCCGTGTCGTTTAATCAACGCGGTGTCAATCTCAACCTTACCACCGGCAAGGGCTGGGATTTCTACGAGTGGGAGTAATACAGAGCTGTTAGCTGTATATGATCCGCCGATACCACGAAAAGCAACCGTGGCCAGTGTATCTTCGCGGGTATACGCATAAGCACCGCCAGTGATGTCCTTGAAACCAAGGACACGCAAGACTTCCGAGCTTTGCGCATATTTCTGAACGACACCCTGTTTAGTGGTCTGATCATTCAGACCTACTTGATATTCGAGCAGTGAAATTAAAGTCATCTTCTTATCTCCTGTGAGATGGTTAATAAATTAGAACCACCTCACAGTAGAATAAACTATTCAGTGGCTAAGAGAGAGTCGGGATCGAGCTTGACCTTTCCTTCTTCACCCTTCGCTGGTAGTTGGGTTTGAAAGGTTTGCTTTGGTACTTTCTTCTCGCCGAAGGCTGGTGCAAAATCAGGATCTCCTTTAATCTCTCCTGCTAATTCATCGAGAGATAGTAACCCTGTCTGCCCTGAAACCTGAGTGAGTCTTGCTGAACCATCGTCTCCGATGACCTGTGTAACGAATTTTCCATCCCTCTCTTCAATCCTTGCTTTCGCCAGAATGTGAGGAGTAAGAACTTTGATTGCAGAATTCAGAGTTTCCGGGGTTGCGTGTTTAGCAATCGCGGACGCAATCTGATTCACTAACCGTTCTTTGAAGAATTCTTTTCGTATGCTTGATCCTGAATCGTTGCTTTTTTGTAGATCGGTTTGGAGCTTTTTAAATTCAGTTCCGTAACGTTCTTCCAATCTCTTTTCGATTTCTTCTCGCATCGCTTTTTTATCGGCTGGAAGATCACCCCACTCTTCAACCTTTTTCAAGGCTTCGCGGGCAACTGCTGGATCTAAGTCTTTAAATGTAGCAACAAGATCACTGGCTCTTTCTAATTCTTTTCGCACTTTTCCGAGGTCGGTTCGCAGAACCTCCCCGTTTGTAAGTTCTAGCCCGTTAACCGCCTCAACATCTAAGGAAAAAACCTCGTCTGTTCCTTCGGCTTTTTTATAATGAATTTTCGTCGCATCGTCCAATTTCTCGAAGTCTGCAGCAGATATTAATGCCTTGAGCATGTTATGTTCCTCCATTGTTGGAGGTTATGCTTTTTGACAACGCCGTCATTTATAGCATAACCTCACATGTTTGTCAAATATCTTATTTGTCCTTAATGGGTTTTAAGATAATTAAGTTCTGAGCATTGCCTGAGCTAACAGGCTTTATTTCTTTAACGGCGAATCGTTTTCCCTTTGGTAGTAAGAAGTTACCATTCGTTTCATCAGGTATAATCCCTGAAATATTAACGGCATCCATCCCCTCGAACCTCAGCAAAACATTCTCTCCGATCTTTTTATTTGATCTTATTTGATTCTTACCTGCCGATCTTTTACCAGTTACCGCCGTGTATTCAAGATCATAAGTTGCTTTAGGCTTTCTCAATGCGTCCAGTTGCCTTCGGGATAAAACCTCTCCAGCGTAAAGACTAGCCCTTTTCTCTTTAAAGCCATTGTTGGCAACGTCTTGCAGGTTGTCCAGCATGTCGCGCTGTCGTTGTGTTAATGAATCTGCCGGCAGCTTTGATGCATTACGCGCCCATTGCAGCCTGTCCTCGGTAGCCATGGAAACATCTTTCATCACACGAGTTCCGAGAGATTTGTTGTAATCCGATGCGCTATGCCATTTCCATAAACCCGCTGCCTGTTCGATCTGTTTGATATTCCTCGGTATCTGATTCGCCTTGGTTAACTTATCAACGGTGATCTGCCCATTGCGAAAAAGCCTAGCCCTTGTCGCTCCGAGGGCTTCATTCTGAACCGAGCTATTTTGGGTCTTGAGCCATTCGCCATAAGTGGTCTTTTCCGGTACTGCTCCGGTCTGTGAAGCCCTGATTCCCTCGTCCGCTTCGTCAAGCGGGATGCCTAACTCTTTCCAGCTTTTGGTAACTGGCGTCGTCGTGCTTCTGCAATTCGGATGCTGCGGGGGTCTTGCGCCTGAATCTACTGGGAATATTTTACCGTCCAATCTCATACAAATATCAGATGTTCTATCATCCAACGTTGCAACATACTCGACCGCCTTAATCACATCTTGATTCTCTTTGTATACCGATTCCTTGGCCTGATTATTTACGTGATTGGTCAGCGTCCGGGCGATTGTGTTTGCGTCCCTTGTGGAAGTTCCAAGCACCCCGCCCTTTCCCGACTTCGTACCGAGCAATCTATTTTTGATCTGTGGGATAGAATCACCATTCGCCATCCCTATTTTTATCGCAGTAGTGAAATCAGCTCTCGTCTTTCTCTTAAGCCCTTCAAACCATTGATCTATATTATGGCCTTGGAATGGCTCTTGGTAAACTATGCGCTGCAGCTTATCTCTGCTCGGCTTCCTTAAGCCTAATTCAAGCGAGGAAGATTCTTTAACTGATTTAATCTGAAAGTTCATCGAGGCGTTGCCGATTCTCTCTGCCTGCCTGCCTGACGTTTTCTTTATTGTATCAAAATCATCATTGATGATCTCGCCAGATTTCTTGTTGAATCTGCCAAGTCCGGATATTGTCTGATTCTCCTGATCATACCCGGCCATCAATCTATCCACTTCCTTTTCAAGCTTCGGTCTTGTTGTTCCTCTTGAGAAGTTGTTAATCAAGCCTTCATTACGTTTCTTGACTGCCTCGACGTCTGTCGCCCATCGGATTGAGTCTTCTTGTATTTTCTGGTTTGATTGTTTAGCCATTTAGATTACATACCCGCTGTCTTCATAGATTCTTTTTAAATACTGCAACGTGTCCGAATACTTACAGAATGATTCAAGGCTGCTTTTGTCTTTCATGGTTATAAGGGTATTCCCGCACTCGCTCTTGCCTATTGTGATTATATTTTCGATACAAAGCAATTTCTCTTCTATTAACTTATCATCATTAACTATCTCTATTCGATAAAACTGCGGCCTCATGCTTGTTTCTCCTTGAATGTGTTACTTAGATTTCTTCTTCACGGCTTTAGTTTCAACGCGCTTTTTTACAATCTCGCCTTCCATAGTCAAAACGCCTTCCTCGATTAAAGACTTGCAGGCCATTAAAACCCCATGTGATGGGAAGTTCTTTAGCTTGCCTTGAATGTCTTTAAGTTTCATTCCCTTGCCTTCTGCAAGGTCTAATATTCTTTTTACAATAGCGGTCATTCGTTTTCCCCTTCTGCTGGTTCGGTCGGTGGTATAAAGTTCTCTACGCTTGCAACTGATTCATCATCAATGGCAATCTTTTCCTCTTCCGCATCTATCGTATCTGACAATACGCCCTTCTTCTTGGCTTCGTCTACTACGGTTTTATGCGAAATGATTTTCGAGTTGTAGTAATTTGCTAACAGGTTGCCCATCTCAACGCTGCTTATTGCACTGAATTCATCATAGATATGGACATCGAAATCTTCTTTGATCGGCAAGCCTGCGAGGTCTGCAGCCATTTTGAAAGTTTCTGTCATCAATTCAGATGTAGCCCTTACCCATTGGTGTAACAGACTCATGCTGTTGTCGTTGTCGATTGTTTTTTCTGTTGCCGTTGCCTCTACCGTTCTTTGTACCATCGGCATCATGCCTAAATGCTCCATCTGCATTTCAAGGTCTTGCAGATTCTGTCTTGAAGCGTCGACGGGTACGTTGCCATAATCTAATCTTTGCAATTTTGCATTCGGATCTTCAAACCATGCAATATTATTCACGCCTGCAATGATTCCGTTCTGCTGCTTCTCCGGAACGCCTGTCCCGTAAATAATACCAGTTCGCACAAAGCGAAGAACGTTATTATGATCTGAGGAGTTTTGCCAGTGGTTCAGGTTGGCATAAGCGAGGTCTTCCATAGGGGGTTCGGCAACCATGAAGCCAACGTCTGTGAAATATCCAGTCTTTAAATATATCTTATCGAAATCGTACCCCTGCGTATCTATGAGCGTCCACGATTCCCCTATGACCTTCTGCTCCCATGTTTGAATATTGCCCATCACCTTTTTATCTTTTGAATCAACCCCGTTTGCAGTAATCGCTTTAATTATATATCTCGTCTCCATTACATTGGGATCATCTTTATTCGGGGTAAACATTACTTCGGTGTATCTGATATGCGTTAATACGCACTCTCCCTCTGTTACTTCATATTGCCAATTAAATAACTGTGGGGCAGCAATCGCTTTGATAACCGGGGCTTCTCTTCCTTCGACAATATCCACGACGGTATGTATCATGCCATGCGATAACGCTTTCTCGAAAATCGCACGCGTTCCGGCGGTAAGAGTATTACCTTTCCCGTCCATGTCTTTTTCAATTGTTTTAATCCAGTCCGCGTCATCGTTAACCGTCACAAGCTGCCTGAATGGTTTAGACTTAAGCGTCCTGATGGCATCCCTTAATCCATTATACAGGAATGATCTTGATAGCCTATTGCTATAATCGGTCGTCTCTTCCTCGTCCTCCTTCGGCAAATAGGTTTCACTTGCTGCACGCATGGCAGAAGTCCCGCCCATCAGGGTATCAATTAGATTCCATGTCGGCTGCATAACTTGGTACAACGGATGCTGGGAAGCAATAGAGCTGCTTTGTGTTTGACTGATTTCTTTTGCCATGGGATTATCCTATAGTTGTTGAAATGATACTTTTCGTTTTTTGTCGATGGGGAAGCGTACATTCATCATATAACCAAACGCATCGGATATATGGGTAAGTTCTGAGTTTGCAGGTTTTTCAATTTCTCCGCTCCCACCTTCAACCAGTGTAACGCCTTCAAGGTCTTTTACAAGGTGTTCGCATTTCCGATCTACCAGATAGCGAATGACACCAGTTGTCGATTTCAATTGTGAATTAACGGCATTGAGCCTTGCCCTTACGCTGGGATTTGCTTTTGGGATACGGTAAGAAATCCTTTGCCCGAAGTGACGGCCAAGAATATCTCTAATGATTTCCCAATCTGAGCCTTGCGTTTTCGCCGTTCCCCTGCTTCCTCCTGTTGAGTCACCAAAGACAGATACGGTTCCTTTATGATCTCCCCAGTCTTGTAGGATTTTGTTGCAAACTATTTCAGTGTTTGAATTTCTAGGAATCCATACCTCGCCAATTGCTGCGCCTATGTTCATTGCCACCGCATCATTCGATCCGCGATATGGCATGTCTTGACAGATCACCGCAATTCCGGGCGCAACGTTGAAGTCGAAGCATATTTGAATCTCTTTAGTGTTCTTATAATGCTTTCTCAGATCGTCGGCTGCATGCTTTTCTCGGCTGAATGCGTGATAAGCCATTCCTTGAAATGAAACGAAAGAGCCTTCATATTCCTGCTTATACGTCAGCTCGTCTAAGTCGTTCTTGGCTGCTGCAACTTCTTTTGGCGCAATGACAAGCGAGGAAAACCAAGTATGGCCTGCCCATTCTCCCGTGTCATCCCTTAAGGCTTCTTGAGACAGGTCATAGTAATGATTCCTGCCTTCCGGCACTCCGATAAGATCCGCCCAGCCTTCACGGTTCACGGTTGAAAGTGCTGGTCTTATATGTTCTGTCCATGCCGTTTTCTTGCAGTTCCCGAATTCATCTAATACCAATCCATCAACAGGCGCACCCTCTACCCGTTCTGGCTTATCCATTCCGTGTATCTCGATGCATGCGCCGTTGTATAGCGTGATCTTATTATCTGAGTATGAAATGCCCGTTCTTGTAGATCCACCATAGAGCATATCCACCGGAAAGGCTGCGATGGTATCTTTCCAGAATATGTCCTTGGCCTGCCTGAGCGTAGGGGCTGCCATGATGAACCGGCCATCGGGATGCTTAAAGAACGTCTTTGCCTTGCCCCACAACCTGCGCTTTGCCTTCTCCGTCTTTCCTGATCTACGGCCTGCCCATGCTACGTTGAATCTGTTAGCCGATTTGAAGTAATCTACGGCGGGCTTTACATACCGTAAATCGTACCATCTTTTAGTAAGTGGCTCGACTGTCATCTAATTAGCTTCCGCTCGTTTCTGCTCTGGTACTCGCTCCTCTTCATACCAGATTTCGACAAGGCAGGCGTCGATCTTGTCTCGCAATTCCTGAAGCTGGTCTTTGTTGTAATGACCTCGGTTTACTTCACCCTCTTGGCTTACGCTTGTCACCAGTACTCGATCAAGGGCTTTGTTATATCTTACGGATAGCGTTTTCATGAAGTGACATTTCCATTAAATATAAACCCCTCTAGTCTGCTTACAATCGCCTCGTCCTCTTCGCTTATGTCATTGTTTTCTATATACCTTGCTGTTGCCAGCCAGCACATTCTTGCGGTAAGTAAATGCAATACTTCATGAACAGCGGTTCTTTTAATGTCATCGGGGCTGTGATCCTTAGAGTTACTGAGCCATATTGTAACACTCTTTCGTAGCTCCTTTATGTTTGCGCCCCCCATGTCCTCGCTTCCTAATTCCCCATGAATCAGGTGTATATTATATTGTGTTAGCCCGAAAAGCTTCACGCTTTTTTCAACAGTCTTTTTGAATAGTTTAAACTGCTTTGCTTTTGTGAATTTCTTTTTCATTTACATTCCTTTCATAGTTCTCAATGCATCGCTGAATTCTTTATTGTCTCTTGTATACACATATGGAACAGCTGCCGCTTGCCATTGCAGGCTGGCAATCAGATCATCGTGTACCTCTACGCCTTGATAGGTTTTCTTTTCTTCTCCAAGGTCTACTTTACCAAACTTTTCTATGGCCTGTCTTACCATATGGGTAATGTCTCTCCAGTCTTTTATGGAGCCATCGCTATCATCGTCCTCTATGCCGATCTCTCGCGCCAAGTCTCGTACTGCTTTTACCCATGCATCTGCTCTTTTCTTTTCTTTCTCTAACCCCTTTAACTCCTTCTTGTCAAACCTTAATTCATCAACCGTTTCAATAAGGCTCCTGACCTGCTCAAGTAATCCCTTTTCGGATTCTAGCAATGTCTGATTGTACTTTTCAGCCTTTTTAAATTTCTGTTCCCAACTGTCGCTCTCAGCCTTAACAATATCTATTTCCCTTTGTGACCCATCTCTTTTCTTGGCCATATCCACCAGCTCTTTGATGCTCACATCCTTTGATCTTATCAACTTCCTGAGCCGTTCGTTTTCATCCAAAGTCTCTCTTACTACCTTAGCCTGCACGCTCCTGTCCTTTTCTAAGCCTTCAGTTCTCGCGATCAGCTCCCCATTTCTTGCCTTCACGGTTTCGAAGTTGTTAGCCAGTCTGTCTATCTCTCCATTCTTCTGCGAAATCTCTTCGTCGTATTCCCCTATTGTTTTAATAAGTTTGTCTACTGCATCATAGGTATCACATGGCATGTTGCCTAAAATATCCTGTATGTCGTATTCGCTGCTCATTTCTTGTTCCTCCTTTTTGTAGCCTTCTTGGGCTTCGGTTCTGGCTTTTTGGCCGGTTTCTTCTTCTCTGGCGGTTGTAGCATTTCCTGCTGTTGTTTAAGTGCTGCAATCGCACGCATAGCGTTTTCTTCTGCCGAAATCGTGCTTGTTCCCTCTGTTGGTTTCTCTACATATCCACGATCTTTTCCA